AAAACGGGTTTGCTGGCGTCATACACAATCGGCCGGCGCAGGCTCAGCGTGTTCATCAGCTCCCGGCCGTATACGCTATCCGCTGCGGCCTTAGCTAGCGGTTCGGTCACGCTGCGCTCGGCGTGAAACCGAAATTTCGTGGGCTTGTGCGTGATGCCCTGATGATGCGGCGCGGGATCGTCAATCTCCCAGTCCTGCGGCGCCTTGGCGATCAGCCGGCGCAATATCTCGTTTTTGTGGTCGTAGCGTTTGGCGTCGGAATGCGCCTTGGCCTGCCGCAAAGCATCCAAAATATGCTCGGCTGCGTGTTTTTCGCCCGCCTCTATTTTCCGGACTTTTTGATAGTAGCGCGGGTCTTCGGACAAGTGATCCTTGGCAATTTCTTTGGCGATTTGATCGTCTGTTGTGTGTTCGTGCTCATGATTGGTTCCTTCGGCTAAGGCTTTAGTTGGAAACGCACTGTCGGGCATGTTGTCTGCTGCGCCGCCCGGAAGCTGGTCCGCGGCGGTTTTTTTAGCGGCATTGGCGAGAAGGTGTTGCAACGCCTGCATGCGCGCTTGAGCTACGGGCGGCGACATATGCTGTTTATTCTGCATCGTCTCCAGCGCCTGCTCTGGCGTGTAGAACCCGCGGTCTGTTGCCGACCACGCGTCGAGATTTTTTCTGCGTAGTTTCTTTACAAAATCGGCTACAACAAAATGCGTGCGAGAGCCGGCGAAGTTACGGCCTGTGCGTTGCCGGTAGGCGTCGCTCCAGGCGTTGTCGACCGGCCCAATGGGTATGCGCACAGGATTCGCCGCTTGAATCCCGGTTTCTTCCATTAATTCTCGCACGGCGGCTTGTTCAGGCGTTTCGCCTGGATCAATACCGCCGCCGGGAGCCGCGAATGCCTTGTCGTTATCCCACACGCCGCCGTAGATCTTTCCCGTCTTTGGATGTTTTGTAAGAACCTCAACGCGCTCACGCCACGGCAACGCATCGGCTGCTTCTTTACTGCTACCACATGTTCCATACTTTTTGCATACACAGTTGTCTGGGCACATGCAACGACCGGAGCAACTGCATTCGTAATTCACCTTTTCACTGGATTCGGCTGCCGCTGCTTTCAACTCGCCGCGACTAGCGTCTTGTACCGGCATGTCGTCATCGGTCGCTGTGTTGCCGCCTTTGCTGGCGCCGTTGTTGCCCAGCACGTGCTTTCGCCGTGCGGCTACGGTGATATGAAACGGCTCGTCATTCGGCAACGGCGACAGCCCATACGTTTTGCGCAGGGCGGCCAAAGGCGCGCTCGATACCTGAATGACCCAGACTTTGCTGACGCCCGCAACACTGGATACGTCGATATCTTTCAGCGCGCCCAGCGTATATCCAAAAGCATGGCCGCGCTCGTTGATTTTGTCGGCGCCGATTTTGCTGACCTCGTCGGCCGTCATGACAGAGATGTGCGCGTTGAACACCTCGTCTTTGACGTTTGGCACGTTCATTACGCCAGCCGTGGGCAACTCAGCGCCCGGGGCAACCATGGCGTCAAATACGCCGCGTACCAAAGCATTCGGTACGGATAAGAGCAGCCAGCCGCTTTTTGCCAGATACAGGCGGCCCGAGAGCGGGTGATTCGTACTGGCCTGTTTGTCGCCGCGGGTAAGCCACCCGGCAGCGTTTCCGGCAGCATAGGCCGGATGAAGTTTTAAAGCTTCTGGATTCCACGCCAGCGGGTCAAACGCTGATAAGCTGTTCATGGAATCCTCCGTGTGCGCTGCCTGACTAGGATTCGAACCTAGAACCTACCGGTTAACAGCCGGCCGCTCTACCGTTGAGCTATCAGGCAAAATACTAGCGGCTGGTGGTAGTGGGCAACATGTGCTCCAATTGCGCCTGGTGCGCGGCGCTATAATGCGTCGCGGCGGCCACGGCCGACATAAATAAGACGACCGCGCACACAGCGGTCATACCCCAGGCAGCCACACTTAGCCGATTACGAATCGTTTGTGTCATGCTGATGCTCTCCTGCGCGGTCGCGCTCGTGAACAATCGTGACTTGAATGCCGGCCCCGGACAGAATCGAAATGAGTAGGTCGGTAAGCGTCGAGCCGCCCATGCCTGCCATCACGCAGATGCCGATAAGGCCGTACACATTCTCCGCTTTTCGGTAGTTTTGATACCAAATCAACGCAATTGCCAGACCTAAAAACCCGGCATTTAACATAGCACTGACTACAGACAGTTTAGACAGTTTCTTGGCGAACCGCAAAAGCGTCGCTAAGCCAGCAAAGCTCGCGGCGCCGAAAGCGCTTACAAATACGCACAACGCATGTAAATAATCGTTATCCATGGCGTGTAAGTGCTTTACTGCCAACGACTTTCGCAATTCGCGAATTTTGAAAATGTGCTGAAAGCCCTCGCGATCCCCTACCCGCGAGTCCGGCTTCAACCGAAGTTGAAGTTTAGCGACAACTTACAAAAGCAAACTTTGCTTTGTGTGGCATTTGCCGCACCTCCAACCGTGTTCACGACTAAATCTGACCACGGCTCCCGTTGGCGCCGTCAGCATCCCTGCGTCAAGCGCCAACCCTAACCAGTCGGCCACCACGACTAACTTTCAGCACACCCCAGATTTTACCAGGTTTTTCAACCCAATATAAATGAGACCGGCCAGCCGCAAATTGTCAAAGATCAACCGTCAAATATAGCTTGCCGGCTCATTGCTGCACAGACCGGCTGGTTCGGCGAGGTCGAGCCAGCCGTTGTCCTCAATTTCCGGCAAATAAGCGATTGCGCGAGCGGTCAGCGTGTGCGGCGGCGGCGTCCAGATAAATTGCGCGCTGGTCAACGCTGGAAACTCACCCGTAAACATGATGCTATGCGCATTAATGTTACAGAGCGCATCAGCGGTGTCCGTGTTAAATGCTCGTGCCCAGACCCGGGGCTTGGAAAAGAAACTGGGCGGCATCGGGCTGTTTCCCCCGGCGTGCGGCAGAATAAACCCGCCGTTCACGAAAAAGACGTTCACACACACGTGCCAGCCGGCCTTGAGCGCTTTTTCTACGTAAACAGGGTTGTTTTCTTTGTCCGGGTTGCGCCCGTCGATGTTGCCGAGGTGCGAAATAATGATGCCGTCAAAATGCGCGCGTCTCCCGGCCATACGTCAACATCCTTGTTGCGAGTTGTCGTTATTTTGTTGCACGGCTATACTAGCCTGCTTCGCGCCGGCTGTCTATCGCCGGCAAAACGCCTGTTGGAGTTTCGCCATGCAACCAGACGACGTTCGCGAAATATCTGTTCGGTTTTTCCCAGAATGGGCCGTCAACAATCCGGATCAGGTTATCGGGCTATTGCAGCTCACCAACGCGGTTTTGAAACAAAATCCCGGCGGCGGGCGGTGGGTAGAAATCGGCTCGCACATCGGCGAATCGGCAACACTTTTTCTCGGTTTTCCGCAGATCACTCATCTCGACTGCGTCGAAGCGTACCACAAACGCATCGAGTTTTTGACTGAAAAGCTCAAAAGACAAATTGAACTCGGCCGGCTCAGTCTTCACACAGCGCGGTCGGCTAATTTTGCTGCGTTTTTGGCCGATGAGTCTGTCGACATGGTTTACATCGACGGCGACCACGAATACGCCGGCGTATCAGAAGACGTGCGGTTATATTGGCCAAAAATTAAACTCAACGGTTTCATGGGCGGACACGATTACGTACCGCCGTATCCGGGCGTGCGGCAAACAGTCGACGAACTTGTCGCCACAGGCAAAACCGGGCCTATGCAACAATTCGCAGACGGCAGCTGGCTTGTGCAGAAATGCGCCGAGTAATAACTCAGTGTAGCGGCGCGTGCTCACGCATCTTGGCCAATGCCGCCTGGTCAAGCTGCCAGTCGGCGTGATTGAACGCGTGCGGATACGGCACGTCGGGCACTGGGCGATCAAGGAACTGGCACAGTAGCCGCCATTTGGTCGTATCGCTATCCGCCATGTCCAGAATAAACAGCTTTTGCGATTGCGGCAAAAATTCTGCCACAACCTCGTCGATATGCTGTTCAAAACGTGCGCGCGATTCGGCGTATTTATAGTGTTTCTCTACCAGTGCAAACTTTGGTTGCGTCAGCAGTTGCTGGCACCACGATAACGCGCACGCATGCGGGTCGCGGTATGTGAGAATAAACTTTGCATTGCCGTGCTGTTTGAGAATATCGCGCCAAATGGCGCACACTGGCCAATCTACAAGCGCGTCGACACCAGAGATGTTTGTGAGCGGATCGGTTTTATCGGCTATGTTTTGCTGCAATTGTTTGTAGACGTCGATACGGTCATTAAACACTTCGTGCCCGAAGTGGTGCGCTGAAAACCCGAGTATTTGCAGCGCAGCGGCTAACGAGTGCCCGCCTGTCTTTGGCATGCCGATGCCAAAAAGCCAAGGTTTTGTCATCCATCTTCCTTTCGCGACTGAAAATACTCCAAAACTTGCGCCGACGTGTCGGCGTCTTCCCATTCTAGCAGGCCGTCAGCGCGGCGAATCAGCGGATATTCGTTACCCGGCGTCAACGCCACGTATCGGCTGCGGTTAGCATATTGTCGGTTTTTTAAATCACCGTGCCAACGGTGGTACGCGTCTACCGTCTCCAAGTAGCCGACGCGCAGCCCGGCCTGCACGCCATTAGACTGGTAGTACTGAAACGAATGGCTCGGCCAAAACTGTGCGTCTTGCGGCAGGTGTTTCGGCGTTGACGTGTTTAACCAGCGCGGATCGAGCGAATACGCGAATGCCGTATCGCCGGCCCCGAAAGGGTGCCTGTCGTACCAGCCACTCATGGCGTCAAACGCCTGCCGAGTCATCGCCCATGAAAACCCCGGATGGTACCGAATAGGCGCGGGTTCGGTGTTGTGCGCCAAAGGCACCGCTGATGCCTTGCGAACCCGAAAGCGTGCGCCCGTCTGCGACAGCCACATGGCAGTTTCAAACGGCTGGATCACGTCGCAGCTTTTGAGTTTTCGCTCTATGCTGCCGAATAGATCCAGCGGCGTTTTGTCGCGCAACGCCAGCACCTCGTTTTTGGCGAAGTACACGTCAGCGTCTAAAAAGCAAAGCATGTCCGACGATATATGCTGCGCCGCAATATTCCACAAATTTTCTTTGTAGAACATCACCGACGTAGTTTCATACACCAAATTCTGCACGCCGAGCGGGGTCGGTTGCGGCGCCTGACCGGGCCGTACCACCTGCGCTAGAATAGTGGATACGCCGGTGTCCGCGAGCCACTTTAGCGTTGTCGCTAAATGCTGCTTGGGCAGTTCGTAATCGCAGGGCGCGTAAAACGCAAGAATGACCGACAACATGTGCCGCCTCGCCGCGGTCAGGTCTGCTCGCTCGCCGTAACGCGCTGCAGTTTTTCCTTGATGAGCGCCAATTGCTCGGCGTTGAGCTTGGTGGGGTTCGCCAGCTCAAAAAACCCGCGCAGCCAGTTCAAAAATTCCTTCTCAGACATGACAGGCTCCTAGAGGATCTTCGCTGCGATCAGGCATCCACGGGCCACGGCGTGCAGCGGATCACGCGCGTGGCGAACTTCTTTGACGGCGATAGGGAACTCATTGTCGGCCAGTTTCTTGGCGAACATCTCGACAAATCCCTTAGCGCGAGAGGTGCCGCCGCCGATCACGACCGGCAGCGGATCCTTGAACTTGGGCAGCGCCTTGTGCCCAAACATTGCGGCAGCCAGCGTCTTTGTCGTGTAATCGATCAGCCGCTCGTAATACGCCTGCACGGCGGCCAGCACTGGATTTTCGGGTACTGCGCCGCCAATTGTAAATTCGCCGTGCTCTTTCTCGGCCTGCACCACGGAGTCTGGCTCGGATGTTGCCACGGCTGCCATGCGGTCGATCCAGTCACCGGATTTCGTGGTACTGAACATGACCGTGGGCTCGCCGTTGAGCATCACGCAGACGTTCACCATGCCGGCGCCGCAGGACAGCGCCACGCCGGTGTAGTCGTCGGTTTCCAGCTCCGAGTACGCCAGCGCCTCGGCCTCGTTGATAGCGCGCGGTTTGTAGCCCACGCTGCTCAAAATGGCCGTGACCGTGTCCTCGTGGTAACCGACGTCGAAATCATCGTCATCTTGGTCGACGGGCTGCGCTGGCACGCAAAACACGATCTTTTCGTCAGGCTCGCTGGCCTGGCCGACAACTTCTTTCAAAATGTACGCCAGTACGCGCTTGGCTTCTTTTTCCTTGGGGCTGACGACGCCGCGATACATGGGGCGTTTAGCCGATTCGTTGCGCTCGACGGCTTTTTCGATAGCGTCCTGGCCGAGGATGATGAACTTGCCGTCCTCGTCGCGTACAAACGTTTTGCCCTGCAGGCCCTTCTCGATCATCTTCGTGGCTACAGGCGTCGTGGGTTTGATGATGTAAAAGGCGTCGCGAAATTCTTTGTACTCCACGTAATCAGTTGTGGCGTCACTGGTGTAGCTGACGGGCATTTCGCCGCCAGAGGCCATAACGATGTACGAGGTGCCGACGTCGAGTCCTTTAGGCATATTAACGTCCTTTTAACTGCGCGAGTTTTGATACCGACTGGTTGATTGTGTCCTGTTGCACGGTTTTGCTGCCCAGCTCCAGCGCCGTGACTTTTTTGATATTGTCAGTTTTAATGTCTGTGACGACTTTGCGCTCGTCAATCGACACGCGGGCGACACGGTCAACAGCGTCGTCATTGTCGCGCGATCGGGCTGCCTGGCGGAAAAACGACGGCGGAGCCGACGAAGCGGCACCACGATAAAACAAATCGAGCCGGCCCAGTAAATAGCCTAACGCGACGCCTACAAGTAAAAAAGCTGATTCCATACACCACCGTTACGACCGCGCGGCAAAATAGGGTTCTGCCGGCGTCCAGACAGTATACGGATTGACGGCTTTAGGTGCGAACACGGGCAGGCTTTCACACACGTCAAACCTGTCTTCGAGCTTTTTAAACTCTTGCGGGTCGCCAGCGCCGATACCTTCGGGCATGTCGTCAATCCAAATGTCGACGCGATAGCCCGCGCGTTCAGCGGCAATGCGTTTCGGCGAATGGTTGCAAAAAATGCAGCAGCGCAGCAAGCGGAAAGTAGCCTCGCCAAAAATATGCGCTAATTGCAGCCGGCTAAATGGCGTGTCGGTACGGCCGGTGACGCACAGCACCGTATGCCCGCGGCTGACAGCGTGCCGGATGAAAAAACGCCAGAATTCGATGTCGCTAGTAAACGTGCGGTCGAAATCGATGGCGATAGTCGTGGGCCGGTACGGCGTCATGGTTTCTTGAGCACCCACCAGGCGTCGGCCCATTTGCTCTCGGGCGTGAACGCAATCTTGTGCCGGCTAACGTCCAGCTCGCTTGTCGGGACTACAAAAAACCGCTGCTGCAAATTATGCACAAATATGAATGCGTCGAACTCGTCAACGCCGTACGACCGCGCCATGCTGTGCATGTACGTGCCGTCACGCGAAAACCCGGCTTTGCGTTTGTTGACGCAAAACGTCACCGAATCTACGCTATTCCGCACCAGCTGCTGCGTGGCTTTGATCTGCACCCGTTTGAGGACAGAGTTAAACACAGTCACGACGTCAAAGCCAATGTCGATTTCGGGCGTGCAGGGCAGTACTTGATTTTGCAGCATTTGCGCTTTGGCGAGCGCCACGCCGGCAGCGCCAATCGCGCACGCCATCGGCCACTTCATATGTGTTTCGTACGATTCAATTTCAACGTGCGGCACTGCGATTTGTCTAACCATGACAACTCCGTTTGTCGTATAAAACCGGCGTCCATGCCGGCCGTAAGATCACGCCGTTTCATCTCCAAGCCACATAAGCCACGGCACCACCGCGCCAAGCAAAAGCACGCACCACGCGGTGGCGCACCACAAACTTGGAACCGGCCCGAGCGCAATTACCGCTGGGCCAAACGCCCCGGCGACCGCGAGCCCAGTCACGTGTTTTCGTGTCTCGCGCAGAAGTTCTGCAACCATCGTGACCTGACTGAAAAGGGTGGGCTGAATACCGGCAGCAAAACCGCTCGTGTTTTGCTTGCGCTCGTGTAACGGAGGGGCGAAGGAGACGCTTGGAATCGTTAAAAACCCAGCGACCGGTATTCGGCGCCGCGGCTAACCAAGGCGGCGCGGAGAAAGCTCCTGTGACATCATGTCCTCGTGCGGATCACCACGTGGCCGCCATGCCACAACGTGCCCTATTTTGTTTTCGCCAACAGCCTAGCGATCCATTCGCGGTCTTCGTAGCTGTCTTTCAGCTGGTCTTCGTAGAACACGGTCAAATACCGCGTAATTTCGGGTTCGGTGTTGGCTAGCTCCGGGTCGTTCAGCTGCGCCAGCCGCGTGACGTAGTTTGTAATGACCTGGCTTTCCAGCGCGTGTGCCTGCGCCAAAATGTCTTGCGGATCAGTGAACTTTGGAAACTCCTGCCCGGCAGACGCAGGATATGTGACACCCAACCCCACGAGCCGGCGCATAAATTGGTGCACGTGTTGCATCTCGCCCTCGGCCGCTTTGAGGAGAAACTCGCGGTACTCCTCGGCGTGCAAACCGCCCACAACACCCGCGTGGTACAGGTAGAAATTTAGATGCATCCACTCGTTGTCGAGGTCGGTGTTGATTAGCGTACGTAAATTATTGAGTGTCATGGCGGGTGTTTGCATTAAAGTAGTTCGCGTTAAGACAACGTACACATCCTTACGTCGTTCGACCACGGACCCGGACCAGGAGAAGTATCAAACGCCGGGTATTCTACAAGCCAGTCGTTGACCGTGACAGACCCGCCGCTTTTATTTGGAAACGGCACAGTTGCAAAAGTTTCTTGTTCAACTCCGTCAACGCACATACACACACCCATGCCGACATTGCCGCCTACTGTATCCTGTATTGTAAATGTCACAGTTCGCGATGTGAGTGTGATCGAGCTTGGCAGCGGTTGACCAAATCCGACGCTTATACCATTTACAGTACCAGTATCGTCAAACCCGCCCAGCAACCGAGCTGTAAACCCGCCTGGTGGTATTTCGTATTTTTCCGGAATTGTAATTCGCACTACGCCACCGACGCTGCCGGGTTTTTCATTGCTTTTCAATGCTCTGCCCCAATACACTCGAATACAACCTTTTTCGCAGCAGCAGGGCCCGTCGTTTGGTTTTGCCGCCAGCACAAGTTTTTGCTGTTTAGCGTCAAACCGCAATGCCGGCGACCCGTATTTGCTAGCAATCATTGCGAGCTTTGTCATCGAATCAGCTCCGTGGCGCAAACACGCCCACAAAGAACATACCGTGCAGCCCGTCTGTTTTTGACACGCCCACGATTGTCAGCTCTTCGGTCCAGCCAGTTTCTTGAAATGGCCGCACCAGCCCTTCGGCTGTCAACATGTGCAAGTGCCCCTCGTAGGGCGGCACGTTGATCCATTCAAATACACGCACACGGTCGGCCAGCTGCATGGCGTTGCGCAGCACTCGCTCGGGGTTTTCGACGTGCTGCAGGCAATTGTAAATCCACGCCTCGGAAAAATGCCCGACGGCTTCGGGCGTTAGATCTTCGCCTTTAGCAATAACGCGCTGAATGCCCAGCTCTCGGTAGCGTTCTTCAAGCGGCCCGTAGTCAATCGGGTCGACGGCTACGCCGCGCCCCGCCGGCCGTCGCTGTAAAAGAGAGAACGGGCCGCAACCAATGTCCAGAACGCTTTTTGTGCTGACATCGCCAATCGTCAGCCAGTTGGCCACAATATCGCTTTTATAGATCTCTTCGGCGTGCCGCGCGGCGTTCGTCAACCACCACGAACGCTCCCATTCCTGCGCTGCTTGCCACTGCGCCGCCACGTCCTGTTCAACTGCCGCCGTCATGCTCGCCTCCGGGTTAAAACTAGCCACGCGTTACGAGCAGTCTAATTTCACCCTTATTTCTGGTCAACGCCAGAAACCCTATTTACAGCTTTTTCAAGATGGCCGCCACGAGCGGATGCCGGACAACGTCAGCATGGGTAAACTGCAGCGTCGAAATCCCAGCCGTGCCGTCGAGCTTTTTGATCACTTCGCCCAGCGGAGGCGGTGAAAACGGCAGATCGCTTTGGTGCAGGTCGCCCGTAACGATGACCTGCGTGTTTTGGCCAAAGCGAGACAGGAAGAGCTTGAGCTGCGTGTACGTGGCGTTCTGCGCTTCGTCAAAAATGCAGACGGCGTCATTGAATGTCCGGCCGCGCATGTAGCACAGCGGCGCCAGCACGATCGATTTATTGACAATTTCACGCTTGGCGCTGCACCGGCCCAAGAGCGCGTCCATTGTGTCGTACAGCGGCTGCATGTACGGATTGACCTTCTCGCCAAACGAGCCGGGCAGGAACCCGAGCTTTTCACCCGCTTCGACGATCGGCCGCGTGAGCACGATATGGCTCCGCCGCTTGTGCAGGACCTCGTTGATCGCGTACGCCATAGCCAAAAACGTCTTGCCGGACCCAGCCGAGCCCAGCAAAAACGTCATCGGCGATTTTTCCAAGAGCTGCCAGGCTTTGCGCTGATTCTCTGTCCGCCATTCAATCTCGACGGGCGCGGCCTTGTCCTGTTTCTCTACCTGCTGCTCTTGTCTAACTTTGCGTTTAGCTTTTCGAGCCGCCTTACGAACCGCTTTGTTGTTTGTGCGCATGAGTGGCCTTCCTTGGCTTTTTTTTGGTCTTCGGCCGGCACGAATCTTCGCTGTACGGAGCTTTGCCGGGTACGGGCTCGTAACCAGCCCAGCAGCGGGCGACTTTGCGCATCGCGCGAAGAGCCGCACCCTTTTTGATCAACGCTTGAATTCGTTTGATGTCGTCGCCGTACATCACATTGGCCATAGTGCCGGGATTTGCCAGTTTATCCTGCAATGACTGCTTCTGTTCCGCGCTCAGCCCGCGATACAAATCGAGTACAGTGGCGTCGGGCAGTTTGAGCAGCTGTACAGCCGTGGCCGGATCTTTTTGTACTTTTTCGGCAAATGCTTTTGGGTTCTGTTTGGCCTCGGCGACTAATTGTGTTTGCTGCGGGTTTAATTGCGGCGCCGGCTGGCCCGACGGCGACGGCTGGGTTGCGCCAGGTTGCGTATTAGCTGGCGCGGCAGGTTGCCCGGCCGGCGCAGCAGGTTGCGTGCTGGCCGGAGCCGCTGCGGGCTGTTGACCACCACCGAACAACGAACCCAACGCCGATTGCGCATAATTGCCGACGCCCTGCGCGAGCATCTGCGCGTCGCCGCCGAGCATGCCGCCGGCGGCACCCGCAAAACCCAGCCCCAAACCGCCCAGCAGCATCATAAGCCCGTTGCCGCCAAGCAGTCCGATAGCGGCCATAGGGACGCCAAGCGTGAGCGCCATTTGGCCGGGCGTGCCCATGGAGTTCCACATCTGCGACGCCTGATCCGACGCTTGGCTGACAATTTGCCCGAAATGATCGGGGTTCTTTACCGCGTCGGGTTGCGCCGCCAAAGCCGTTGAAATCCCTTGCTGCGTTTGCTGTTGCATAAACTGTGTTTGAGTCAGTCCGTGTTGTTCTGCAAACGCCCGGGCTTCCGGTGACGACGGATCTTTCACAAAAGCCGCGCCGGAACCTGCCAATTCAGGC